TCATGGTTTAGCTCCGGCGAGGACGTTGTAGGCGGCGGCGACGCGGTCGGCGATGTTGTCTTTCTCGAAGGCGCCGATGCCGTCAAGGGTTTTCACGATATCGATGGCTTGTTGCAAGCGGGGGACGTCGATCGGGGACGGCGGGGCGATTGGTTCCGGGTGATCCTCCCGAATGGCGGATTGGCGTTGGGACTCTACGAAGCGGGTATATTCAGGGGTGAGCTTGAGGCGCCCTGGTTCCTTGGAGAATTCGGTCGAAGGCGCGGCCAGCATCTGGCGGTTCAGCTCGGAAAGAAACTGCCCACGGCCGGTGGCGAGCCACTCGATCGACACGCCGCAGGCGTCGGCCAGGGCGACCAGCACGTCCCGGCGCATCTCTCGCCCCCTAAGATAGTTGTTCAGAGACCTAAGAGGCACGCCTGAACGGGCCGATATCTGCGATGGGCCGCCAGCCAACTCGATGGCTTGACGAAGCCGTTCCCCCACCTCCGGAGCAATACGGTTATCGGCTGGATCTGTATCGGCACCAATGGGCATATCATGCGCCCCGTTGTTTTCTGTTTTCGTCAATTTTATCAACCTATTATAGCCCATTCAAGCCAAGTTGATGCCAATCCGAACTGTATCGGCACGTTTAGGACTTGCGCGTAGGCACGAACGTGCCTACGTTCACTGAACACAGTGACTTTAAGGACGTAGAAATCATGCCGCCGCCCCGCCTGAGAGGAAGAGTGGCACGGAAACCAACCGGATGGCACGCGGAGGATATCAAGGCTGCCCTCCGGAAGCGGTTCGGCGGTCTCTGTGCCCTGTCTGAAAGCTGGGGCCTTCACCACACCGCGATCAGCAACACGTTGCGCCGCCCGTTCAACTCCATGCGGGTCGAGAGGCGGATCGCGGCGGCTTTGGGCAGGTCTCCGCATGAACTCTGGCCGGATCGTTGGCGCACCGATGGCTCTCCTTTGCCTCGCTCCATCGACATGAACCCTAAGGGCGGCGTGAGCGCCGTGAAACGTCAAAAGAAAGCAGGAGCATGAACATGAAGGTAGTAGCGATCCCGCTCGACCAGATCGACGTCGGTGAGCGGTTGCGGGAGATCGATGAGGATTACGCCACCATGCTGGCGGAGTCGTTCAAGGCGGACGGCCAGCGGACACCGATCGAGGTGCGCGAGCGTTCGGAGGACGGGAAATACCGCCTGATCGCCGGCGCGCACCGCATACGGGCCGCGCAAATCGCCGGTCTGATGACGGTCCTGGCGATCGTGAAGACGGTCACCAACGACGAAGCGGCGCTGCTGGAGATCGACGAGAACCTGATCCGGCATGACCTGACGGCGCTGGATCGGGCCACCTTTCTGGCGAAGCGGAAGGAGCTCTACCTCAAGATTTACCCCGAGACGGCCACAGGCGGAGACCGCCGATCCGATCAGAAACACAGATTTGTGTTTCTGAAAGAGAAGTTCAGCGAGGCGACAGCCAAACGCCTGGGCGTGTCGGATGGGACGATCGACCGGGCCATTCGGCGCTTCAACAGGATCACGCCAAAAGTCCGGCGGATGCTGTCGGGAACCTGGATGGCGAACAAGGGCGTCGAACTCGACGCGCTGGCGAAGATCGAAGACCCCCGCGCGCAATTCTCGGCCGCCGCCATGGTGCTGAAAGGCACCGCGAAGAACGTCGCGGCGGCGTGGCTTGTCGTCAGCAACAAGCAACCTGCGTCAGTCGATCAGAACAAGGCGGATTATCAGGCGTTCCGCCGCCGCTGGGGGAAATACAGCCCCCAGACGAAGCAGCGAATCGTCGAGCTGATCATGGCCGAGTTCGAGCTGGAATACGTGACCTCGGACGACAAGGGCCGCTGACCGATGTCGCGTAGCGGCGCCCAACTCGACCTGTTGCGCGACTGGTCGCCGCCGGCGGCGACGGTGCGGTTCGACGAGGACAAGGTCCGCGCCGGAACGGCGACCGGCCGCGTCTGCCGGGCCGTCGCCACGACGCTGCGCGACAGCAAGGTGGGACGGCCGGAGATCGCCCGGCTGATGTCAGAGTTCAGCGGCCAGGATGTCAGCAAGAACATGCTGGACGCCTACGCCAGCCAGGCGCGCGAAGACCACACGATCAGCCTGGTTCGCTTCATGGCGCTGCTGCACGCCACGCGGGACCGACGGCTGCTGGAACTGGTCGCGGAACAGTTCGGATGGTCGGTGATCGAACGCCGACATCTGCCGATGATCGAACTCGCGGCGGTCCAGGAGCGCCAGGGCGAGTTGAGCCGTCTCGCGGACAGCCTGCGGCGGCAGGCAAAAGGTCGGGGAGCGCTATGAAAACAATCCCTCCATCAGCGGAACAGATTGCCTTTTCAGAGCGGCTTAAGACGCTGTTCAAAAAGTCCGGCTGCCGGTCCTACCGGCACTTCGCCGAGGAAATGGGGTTCGATCCGAAGGAAACCCTGGGTTGGTTCCGTGGCAGGAAAGACCCCACGCGGGGCGCGTTGCTGGTCCTCGTGGACTCGTTCCATGTATCAATCGAATGGCTGGTGGCCGGGATCGGTCCGACGCAGACGGAAATCGACAAACGCGACCAGCGGAACCAACTGGCGCTGACGCGGAAGCTCCTGATGCTGACGCGGCTTCGTCCGGCGGTTGACGTGGTGGTTGATCTGCTTCGTCCGACTTTGACCGACCTCCTGAGCGGCCGGCCGGTTCTGGCAGTCGATATCCATCGTTTGAAGGGGAACCTGGAATTTCTGGAGTCCCGGATCAGGGAAGACCGAGAGACCAGCATTACCTTCGACTGGAGCCGGCGATGACGCTGAAGCGGGAATGGTTCAGCGCGGCCGAAGTGGCCAATATGAACCTACCGGACGTGCCCACGACGAAGGCGAACGTCATCGCCATGGCCGACCGCCTGCTATGGCGCCGCCCCGATCAGATCAATCGCTGGTGGCGAATTCGCGAGGGTCGGGGCGGCGGCTATGAATACCACTACTCGGTACTGCCGCTGTCCGCCCAGGCAACGTGGCTGCATCTCTACAACGACATTCAGGCCGGCGAGGAGCACGCCGCTGCCATCGCAGCCGGAAGTCGCAACGCCGCGCGTTGGGCTTGGTTCATGGAGCGGCCGAAGACGGTCAAGGAGGAGGCCGAGCGGCGCGGAAAGGCATTGGATAGCGTCCGGCGGATGGTTTTGGACGGACGGTTGAAGACCGATGCCGTTCTGAAAATCTGCGACGACTACAAAATCCAGCAATCGACATACTACATCTGGGCAAACCTCGTTGGCGCGGTGCCGCGTTACGACTGGCTTGCCTTCCTGGCGCCGAAGCACAAGGGGCGCCAGAAGCTCGCCAACTTCTCCGACGAAGCCTGGGAGTATTTCAAGGCTCGGTATCTGACCCTCGCCCGGCCGACCGCCGAGCTGTGCTACCGCGACCTGAAGCGCGATGCGAAGCACCACGGTTGGACGATCCCAAGCCTACGGACACTGCAGCGGCGGATCGAGAAGCTGGACCCGCGCGTGGTGACCCGGATGCGTTATGGCGAGGAGGCGCTGGACAAGCTGTATCCGGCGCAAGAACGCGACCGCTCGGTGTTCCAGGCGATGGAAGCGGTCAACGCGGACGGGCACAAGTTCGACGTGTTCGTGCGATGGCCGGACGGCAAGATCGGCCGGCCGATACTGGTTGGCTTCCAGGACCTGTTTTCCGGCATGATCGTGTCGTGGCGCATGGGCCGCGCGGAAACCAGCGAGCTGGTGCGGCTGGCCTATGGCGACATGGCGGAGAATATCCGCATCCCAAACGTGGCCTATTTCGACAATGGCCGGGCGTTCGCGGCGAAGGAAAACACCGGCGGCACGCCGAACCGCTTTCGCGGCAAGATCAAGCCGGAAGACCCCGAAGGCGTGCTAATGGCCTGCGGCACGCGGGTGATCTGGATCACCCCATATCGCGGTCAGGCGAAGCCGATCGAGCGGGCGTGGCGCGACCTTTCCGAGAATATCGCGAAAGACATCCGTTGCGCCGGCGCCTGGACAGGCAACAACCCGCTGGCAAAACCGGAAGACTATGCCAGCAAGGCGGTGCCGATCGCCGAGTTCTTCAAGATCGTGCACGAAGGCATCATCGAGCATAACGAGCGGCCCGCCCGCGACACCGATGCCTGTCAGGGCAAGCTGTCCTTTCGGCAGGCATTCGACCAGTCGCTGGCCCACTCGACCCTGCCGAAACTGCCGGAGACGCATCGCAGCATCTGGTGGCTGGCGACCGAGGGTATCAAGGCGCACGCCACCGATGGATCGCTGCGGTTCTATGGCAACCGTTTCTGGGCGGAGTTCATGGTGCCGCACGCGGGCCGGAACCTGACGATCCGGTTCGACCCCGACAACATCCAGGCCGGGCTGCATGTCTTCGATACGGAAACCCGGTTCCTTGGCATCGCGGCGTGTGTCGAGAAAGTCGGCTTCAACGATGTCCCCGGCGCCAAGGCGCACGCACGGGCGAAGTCGGCGTTCAAGCGCGCAGGCAAGGTGCTGATCGAGCACGAGATGTCGCTATCGCTATCCGATCTGGCTGCGCTGCGCGCGCCGGTCGAGGAACCGGCGCCACCGATCGACACCAAGGTGCTGCGTCTGGTCACGCGCGGAAACGCCGCGCTGCAACCCGAACAACTGGAGGAGGACGAGGAACAGCCGGAAGGACAGCGGCGGATGCTGTCCGCGTTGGCCCAGGTCAGCGCCGCGCGACGCGGCGGCGGACTGCGGCTGGTGGAGGAAGAGGACGCCGAAGAGGACGTCGACGCGTGAAAGGTGGGCCGGACGTCTGAACACGCCCGGCCCTGGCTTCAGTAGTCACAGACCAGGAAGAAATACCATGAACCAGACCACGACAGAAACCCCCATCGCCGCCGATGCCCAGGAGCCGATCCGGGCAGCGGTGCGCGCGGCGATGGAGGCCGACAAATTGAGCCTGACGGACGTCGCCCGGCTGTCCGGCGTGCCCTATTCCACCGTGCATGCGTGGCTGGACGGCAAGTACAGCGGCAACAACCAGCGCCAGGCCGAGAAGATGCAGCGCTGGCTGGACTCGAAGACGGTGCGCGCGCGGACCCGCGACCTGCTGCGCCCGGCGCCGTCGTTCATCATGACGCAGACGGCGCAGGATTTGTTCGGCGTGATGGAATATGCGCAGCATCTGCCGGACCTGGCGGTGGCAACCGGCGGCGCCGGCGTCGGCAAGACGTCGGCGGCACACGCCTATCGCGCGCAGGCGTCGAATGTCTGGCTGCTGACCGCAGAGCCCTGCCTCACCTCGCCGCGGTCGCTGCTGGACGCGCTGGCGAACCTGCTGGGCATCGGCGAGCGCTATTCGGCGCAGAGCATCTCCCGCGCCATCGTGACCAAGCTTTATGGCAGCGGCGGGCTGGTGATCATCGACGAGGCGCAGCACCTGCCGAGCTGCGCGCTGGATCAGCTGCGCACCATCCATGACAAGGCGGAAATCGGCGTCGCGCTGCTGGGCAACGAAGCCATCTACGCGCGGCTGAACGGAGGCACCCGCTCGGCGGAGTTCGCGCAGCTGTATAGCCGCGTCGGCGTGCAGGTGAAGCGTCCGGCGCCGCTGATGGCGGACATCCGGGCGCTGCTGGAAGCCTGGGGCATCGCGGGTGCCACCGAGCGCAAGCTGCTGACCACGATCGCGAAGAAGCCGGGCGCGCTGCGCGGCCTGACCAAGTGCCTGCGGCTGGCGCACATGATGGCCGGCGCCGACGGCGAACCGGTCAGCGAGCAGATCATCCTGGATGCGTGGCAGCGGCTGGGCAACGACGCCTCGGTGGCGGCGCCACGATGATCCGCGCACTGATCGGCAGGGCGATCCTGCATTGTATCGCCCGGGCTCAGCAGCGCCGGTGGCGCGCCGAGGTGACGCAGCTCGATCCGTCGACGATGAGCGATGGACAGATCTCCGACCTGGTGCATGGCCGACCGATCCGGCCGTTGGTCGTTCTGCCGATCCCGATTTCGACCATGGTCCCCAGGGGGCGCACGTGATCCCGCGCCGGTTCCTCTGCCCGACCTGCCACGACACCGGCGCGGTGTGCCTGTCCACGGGCAATCCTGGCCGGCGCCAGCACAGGCACCTCGACGCCTGCCCGGACTGCGTGCGCAACGCCGAGCTGCGCTGGATCGGTGCGCACCTGATGACCGATGCAACCATTCATACGGAGCAAAACGACGATGGACGATCAGAGCATGGGAACGGTGCCCGGCGGCTATCTGCAGGACAGCAGCGGCCGTCTGGTGCCGATGGCGAATGTGAAGCCGGCGGACCTGCTGGAGGACGAGCTGGTGCGCGAGGCGTTCCGCGAGGCGCAGCTGCTGTCGATCGCGCTGCGCATGTTCCGGGAGAAATCCTTCGGCCAGGTGCAGGCGCTGCTGGACCTGCTGGCGCAGAGCCACGGTCTGGAGAAGGGCGGTGCGAAGGGCAACATCACGCTGTCGAGCTACGACGGGAACCTGCGCCTGCAGGTGGCGATCGGCGACAGCCTGACCTTCGGGCCGGAGCTGCAGGTGGCGAAACAGCTGGTGGACAAATGCATCGTGGCCTGGAGCGAGGGGGCGAACGCCAACCTGCGCGCGATCGTCAACGACGCCTTCGCGGTGGACAAGGAAGGCAAGCTGAACGTGGATCGTATCCTGGGTCTGCGGCGGCTTGATATCGCCGATCAGACCTGGAAGCAGGCGATGGAAGCGATCGGCAACGCGGTGCGGGTGGTCTCGTCGAAGCGATATCTGCGCTTCTACCGCCGCGCTGGCGCCGATCAGGACTTCGCGCAGTTGCCGCTCGATCTGGCGAGGGTGTGATGGCCAGCGGAACGACCAGGCGGGCGCGGATGCGCCGCGCGCGGCGGCAGGGGCGCGACGCGTTCATGCTGCTGGTGGGGTTTGGTCTGGTGACCGGCTGCGCGATCGGCGCCGGCTACCTGCTGTTCCTGGGCGGCCACGCCATGGTGCGGCTGGCGGGGCTCGGGTGATGGGCGCCCAGCCCCGTCCCTGGGACGATCGGCGCGCGATGCAGGCGAAGGTCCACATCGCGCGGAAAGAAATGGCGCTGGACGAGGGCACCTATCGCGCCCTGGTGCTGCGCATCACCAGCCGGGAGAGCACGGCCAGCGCCACCAACGCGGAGCTGGGCGCGCTGCTGGCGGAGATGAAGCGGCTGGGCTGGACGCCGCGCACCGGCAAGCGACACAGCCATCTGCCCAACGTACGGATGATCCACGCGATCTGGGCCGACATGCGGCCGCTGCTGAAGGATGGGTCCGACCAGGCGCTGCGCGGCTTCGTCGCGCGCCAGACGAAATCCCCGAAGAACCCGGCTGGCGTCGGCAGTCCGGAATGGCTGAAAGGCGCGGAGGCCAACAAGGTGATCGAGGGCCTGAAGGCGTGGCGCTCGCGGTTGATGCAGGCGCAAGCGAAGGAGAAGTGCAATGAGTGAAACCACCGCTGAGAAAAGCCTGCCGCTGGGCAAGACGTGCGGTGATTGCACTTCCATCATGCGGCCTACTGAGGCGGATTGCATAGCGAAGGTTTTGGCAGACCCGGGAGCTGCATACCGGGTGATGATCGAACAAGACGCCGAGATCGAACGGCTGCGAGCGGTGCTGGCGAGGTCGCGGACGTACATCGGCGGCGAACGCATGCAGCTACTGGAGAGCTTCTGCATCCTCGGTCCAGACGGTCCGCGCATTGAGACGCTGAGCGCCGATGATCGTGAGAACTTCGTCGCTCCAGTAGAGCGCCTTATAGCCAAAATCGACGAGGCACTATCATGAGCAACGACCTGACACAGATGACCGCGCTGTCAAAAGTGGAATGGGAAGCCGTGGCCATCCTGCGGACTGTCGGAAATTTGGCGATCCGTGGACTACCCACGGCGCTGCCCGGCCGAGTGCAGGCGGCGGTCGATACGGCAAACGCATTGCTCGATCGGACGCGGGGAAATCTCACATGAGCAAGAGCGCCGACCTCCCGCAGACGACCGACTCGATTTACACCAAGCCCCGGCTACCGCCGGTCCAGTGCGACTGGTGCATGGGCTACGGCGGCCTATGGCAGCCGCCGTGCCCGAAGTGCCACGGCATGGGGTTCATTTCCGCAGACGAGGTGTTCCACCAACCTCATCTCAACCAAATGGACGGGTCATGAGCGAAACCCCGACGAAGACGACCGAGGCGCCGGGATGGCTCTGTGATGAACCCGGCTGCCATGCGGCGGCAGCGATAGGCGTCGGCGGCCGCCGCGCCTGCTACCAGCACGCTCTGGAGCGAGGGAACGCCAGCCGGGCAGTGCGCGGGCTGCCCCCCGTCGTCATTACCGAGGAAGGGGAACTCCATGTCCGTCAATAACGGAGGTCCAATGAGGACGACCGAACAACTGCCGCCGCTCCATCTGGCGGACTCGCTCACCCTGGCACGAGCCTTGGTGGCGATGGACGAGGCGATCCGCGTGCTGACCGAGAAGCTGGGGCTGGACGCCGATACGGACCCCGACCTGCTCGGCGCGCGGTCGTCGCGCGCGGCGCTGGCGATCATCTATGCGCAGGAAACCCCGGTAATGCGCCAACGGCTGATTTCGCGCGTGTTGTACAACGAGATGGATGGCTGGCGCGCGACGGGGGCGAAGCATGGCTGATCCCGCGCTCACGTCCCAGGAGATCGAGTTCATGCGCGGCCTGCCATGCGTGGTGTCCGTCTCGCGCAACATCAAGGCGACCCCCGGGGATCTGCGCGTCGCCGCGCTGCTGAAGCGGCTGCGCGACAGGACCCTGATCACGTCGCGGTTCAAGGAGGTGAAGCACGGCGAGCCGATCCAGCAGGAAATCGATCTGACGATGGTCGGGATCGAGTTGCTGAAGCGCGTGCGGCCATGAGCCCCCCCGGCAAGACGGCCACCGACGGACGCCCCGGTCTCAAGATATCGAGCCGCCATCCTCTGATCGCTGATCTTGAAGCGCTCCGGGCCAAGCACGGACTGATTGGATGCGTGCTGATCGCGTTCGACGCAAAGGCTCATCGGACCAGCGAGACGGCTGCCGGAGAAACTCCTGGGTTTTTCGACGCGATGAAGCGGCTGGGCGATCAGATGCTCGCCCGGATCGACAACGGGGAGTTTGATGTATGAGCGCCCTCGGCAAGACGGCCACGGTGCAGCTGCACCAGCTACTGTCGCTCTCCGGCCTGGTCGATCTGCATGCGACGCTGCAGGCCGCCGGGTTCGTGCTGCAGCCGATCCGGATATCGCGGCGGCGGCGGGACGGAGTGTTTCCCTTGCGCCTCGTCTGGCGGTCCCGCCGCTCGATCGAACTGGTGGTGACGCTGAAGCGCACATGCCTGCTGCGGTTCGACGAGCAGACCGGGCAGATAGCCGCGCTGTGACCAATCAACCGCCCCCGCCGCCCGAGAGTCTCAGCCTGCTGATCGAGGTCCTCGGCCTCGACGACACACTGCGGCTGATCGAGGCGCGGGGCGGCACCAAACTGTGGGTTGCGCTGGGCGTCAACAATTCCAGCGAAAAGCTGCGCGCCGACCTGGAAGCCGAATTCGGCGAGGCGATGGCCAAGGCGCTTATCAGGGGCTTCGGCGGCGGCTATATCAGCGTCCCCTTGTGCAAGGACTGGCGAACCGCGCTATATGCGAGTCGCGGCCTGACGCACGCCGAGATCGCGCGCAAGGTCGGGCTGCATGCCGATACCGTCTGGCGCCGCCTGAAGCGCGACGCGCAATCGAACAGGCAGGTCGCCTTCCGCTTCTGATCATCGCCCCTGTTCCGATCACCGACCGACACGCGTCGGCGAATATGCGTCGTTTCGACGCCTCACACTCCGCTCCGCACTGACCACCGCGAGGCCACCGGCCCGCGGCATCACACATGGAGCGATGTGGACATGGACGTCGATTTTCGTGGCTGGGTGCGCCAGCCAAGCACAATCCTCGGTATCGGCACGATCCTGGGCCTGATCGCCTCGGCGCTCGCGGCCTATGAGGGCGGCAGCGTCTCGGCGATCATCGCCTTCGGCGGCGTGGTGTTCGGCGTCGTGCATCTGGTGCTGCCGGACAACAGCCAGGCCGCGGCGGATGCCCAGGCGCTGGCGATGGAAGTGGTGAAGGACACCGCGAACCACGCGCTGACCACGGCGCTGCCGCAGATCCTGCGCGATGCTCTGCGGTTTCTCACCGACCTGAAGCCTGCGAAGCCGGCGCCTGATCCTGCGGTAGCGCAGCTGGGGACGGGCACGGGCGCCATTGCATCGACGCTTGGCGCGCTTCTCCTGATGGTCGCTCTCGGTCTGTCGGCATGCAGCATGACCCCAGCGCAGAAGGCGCAGATGCAGACGGACATCCAGACCGTCGAGCAGGCGGCATGCCTGGTCGATGGGGTGGTGCAGCCGATCGCCGCGCCGGTGCTGGCCACGCTGGTGCCACAGGCATCCATTGCCGTCAGCATCGACAATGCGCTGGTGCATCCAAACGTGGTGAAGTTCTGCGCCAACCTGGGCGGCACGCCCGTGGCGGAGACAGCCACCGCCGCGCCGGTGGTGCCCGCGACCCCGGCCGCGCTGCCGGTTCCACCGATGCCGTCAGCCGTATCCGTGACGCCGATACCGACGCCGGCCACCGCAGCCACGCTGGCCGCACCGAACTGACGTGGCCGACAACGCCGACCGCGCGGCGGAGCAGCAGGGCGTTATCGAAAATGCCCTGCTGCTCCATCGCCCACGCCCGCCGCGGCGCCAGGTGTCCGGCAACGACTGTCTGGCGTGCGGCAAGGAAATCCCCGCCCAGCGGCTCGCGGTTCTGCCGAATGCGTGCCTGTGCGTGGCCTGCCAGGAAGATGCCGAAAGGACCATGGGCCAATGAACATGACGTGGTCGGATTTCGCCGCGATGACGGTGGTCGGCGGTTTCGTTATGGGCATCCTGTTCTGGACGCTGCGCGGCAGGCTGGCGAACGATTTCGTCACCAAGGCGGCGCATGACGACGCGGTGGAGCGCCTGGGCGTTGTCGAGACCCGCTTGCAGCTTATTCCCAGCCACGACGATTTCAACGGGCTCAGCGACAAGGTCGCCAATGTCGCGCGCGATGTCGCGGTGGGGAACGCCCACACGCAGGGGCTAAAAGAAAGCCTGATCCGCATCGAAAGGCAGTTGACCCTGTTCGTCAACGCACGGCTCGACTGGGAAAAACAACAATGATGAACCTGACGAAAGTCCTCGCCGAGGACCGGCGCCTGGCGATGCTGCGCACGCTGGCGGAGGTCCCGGGCTACAACCTGAACGAGGACATCGTCCGTCAGGTGCTGGAGCGGCTCGGCAGTCCCGGCGCCACGAAGGACCTGATCCGCGCCGACCTGCAATTCCTGGAGCAGCACGGCCTGATCCGCGTCGAAAAGATGCCGAAGGCCACGGGCGATCTGTGGATCGCGCATCTGCTCCTCGCCGGGCAGGATGTCGCGAACGGACGTCCGCACGCCGGCATCGCGCAGCTTCAGCCCGACGACTGATCCGATGACCCGCCCGTCGTCGATCGACACGCTCGAGCCCCGGATACAGTCCGAGATCGGCCGGCTGCGCATGCAGGGCTGCACCATCGACCAGATCGTCGCGCACCTTGCCACGATGCACGGGGTGACGACGGTCAGCCGCTCCGCCATGGGCCGGCACGTGAAGGGGCTGGAGCGCGTGGCCGAGCAAATCCGCCGCTCGCGGGAGGTCGCCACGGCGCTGGTGCAGCAGCTCGGCGATGCGCCCGAGTCCGAAACGGCGCGGCTGAACATCGAGATCATGCACAGCGCCATCCTGGACCTGAAGATGCGCTCGGCCGACGGCGAGGACGTGGACAAGGACGGCGCGGCGGCGCTGGCGGGGAACCCCGAGGGGATCATGCTGCTGTCGAAGGCGATCGACCATCTGTCGAAGGCGCAGAAGGCGAACGCGGATTTCGCCGCGCAGGTGGAAAAGCGGGCGGAGGACCGGACCAAGAAGGCCGCGGTCGCCGCCGTCGAGACGGTGACGAAGGCACGCGGGATCAGCGCCGAGACGGCCGACGCAATCAAGGCCGCGATCTTCGGCGTGAAGGCGGAGGCGCCGGCCCATGCCTGACCAATCCCTCGCCTTCGACGCCGACCTGTGCTCGTTCGTGACCGCCAGCTATGACCTGACGCCGACCCTGGTCGCCGGCGACGTGCGCGTGGTGCTGACCGAGAAGAACGGCATCACATTCGCCGCTTTCCCCGGCACGCGACCCGATCATTGGGAAGACTGGTTCACGGATTTCTCCGCGTGGCCGTCGCACCTGGTGGACCATCCCGAGGTCGGACGCTGCCACGACGGCGTCATCACCGGCGCTGAGGCGATCTTCCAGCAGTTCTTCGACGCCATGGTCCGTGCACCCCGCTTCATGATGGGCGGTCATAGCCTGGGCGGCGGCTTCGCGCTCGGCGTCGGCGCGCTGGGGAAGTCGCGCGGAATCGTGCCGGCGCGGCTGACCACCTTCGGCGCGCTGCGCGTGGGGATGGCGCCGTTCGCCGCGCTGCTGGCGCCGATCGAGGGGCGCCGCTACCGCAACGGCGACGATCCGGTGCCGGAGGCGCCATGCTGGCCGTTCCTGAACGACCGCGCCTGGACGCGGATCGGCAAGCCGGCATGGAACCCGATCGACGATCACGCCATCGCCGGCTACCAGGCCGCGCTGTCGGCCGCCCTGGTGCCGGCATGACAGCCGCTCTGCCTCCGGTCTTCCTGCCCTATCAGCAGCGCCTGTGGCACGCGATCGAGGCCAATCGCCTGGTGGTCGATGAGAAAAGCCGCCGCACCGGGTTCTCCTGGGCGCTGGCTGGGATTTCCGCGACCGAGGCATCCAAGAGCCGCGCCGATCACGGCCAGGATGTCCTGTATATGGGCTACGACAAGGAGATGACCCGCGAGTTCATCGACTACGTCGCGGAGTGGGCCAAGTCGCTGCAGGTCGCGGCGTCGGAGGTGCAGGAGTTCATCTTCACCGATCCGGAACGGCCCGAGAAAGACATCAACGCCTTCCGGATCAAGTTCGCGTCCGGCTTCGAGGTGATCGCCCTGCCGTCCGTCGCCCGCGCGCTGCGCGGCAAGCAGGGGCTGGTCATCCTGGACGAGGCCGCATTCATGGACGATCTGGAGGAAGTGCTGAAGGCGGCGATGGCGCTGCTGATGTGGGGCGGGCGCGTCGTTGTCGTCTCCACCCACAATGGCGAAACCAACCCGTTCAACCAACTGATCAACGAGATCCGCGCCGGCCGGCGTTCGGGCGTCGTGCAGCGGCTGACGTTCAAGGAAGCGGTAGCCGAGGGACTGTATCGCCGCATCTGCCTGAAGATGGGGATCGAGTGGACCCAGGAAGGCGAAGCCGCCTGGATGGCCGACATCTACTCGAAATACGGCGACAGCGCCGCCGAGGAACTGGACGTCATCCCCAACCCTTCCACCGGCGCCTATCTGACCGGCGTGCTGATCGAGGCGCGCAGCGTCCAGGGCATCCCGGTGCTGCGCTACACGGCGCCGGATGGCATGGGCACCTGGCCGGAGCATCTGCGCCGCGCCACGGTGCAGGACTGGATCGAGGAAAACCTCCGTCCCGTCGCTGATCGGATCGACCCGAAGGCGCTGCACGCACTGGGCGGCGACTTCGGCCGCATCCGCGACCTGACGGTGTTCTGGCTGCTGGCGATCACCACCAGCATGGTGCGCGACACGCGCCTGGTGATCGAGCTGCGGAATGTCCCGTTCGAGCAGCAGAAACAGATCCTGCACTACCTGCTGGACCGCGTCCGGTTCCGCGCGGTGAAGCTGGATGCGGGCGGCAACGGCGCCTACCTCGCCGAGGTGACGATGCAGCGCTACGGCGCCCGCGTCGAAGAGGTGCGGTTCACCGAGGACTGGTATCGCCAGAACATGCCGCCGATGAAGGCCGCGCTGGAAGACGCGATGGCCACGCTGCCGATGGACCGCGACATCCACACCGATCTGCGCAGCCTGAAGCTGATCCGTGGCGTGGCGCGGGTCGCCGATCGCACCCGCGTGGACGAGAAGGCGAGCCGCCACGGAGACGCCGCGATCGCGCTGGCGCTGGCCTATTGCGCGAGCTGTGCCGACCCGGAGGAATACGGCTATCAGGCCGCCGGCCCGCGCCAGGTGGAAGCCGAACACGCGTGGCGCGACCGGCCCGACGAGTGGGAAGACGAACGCGGAACAACCTCGGGCATGATGCCCGATCTTCGGGGGAACTGGGCGCGATGACCTTCGCCGCACCGGAACCCGACCCCGAGGAAGGCATGCGCGTCCACGCCGCGCTGGTCGCCGGCGACCGCGTGACCTGCGAGCGGCTTCGCTCGGCCGCCGCGCCACGCTCCTATGAGTTCGTCTTCCTGCGCCGCGATCCCGCGACCTTCGATACCGCCGATCGGCTGATGCTGACGCGCATGGCCTGGCACTACCGCCGCCGCCTGCCGTCGCATCTGCGGCCGACGACAAACCCCGACGATCCGATCGTGCGTGAAAGCGAGTTTCAAGATGGCGATTAGCGGCCTCTTAGACCAGTTCGGGAAACCGATCCCGCGCGAGCAGATCGCCGCGCTGAAACAGGAAATCAGTCCCGTCGGCGGTCAATACGCCCGGCCGCCATACACCGGCGACATCGCCTGGGGCATCAACCCGCAGCGCCTGGGCGCCATCGTCAAGGCGGCGAAGAACGGCAGCAGCTACGAGTGGTTCGTCCTGGCCGAGGAGATCGAGGAGCACTTCCCCCATTACGCCACCGTGCTGGGCAAGCGGAAGCGCCAGGTGGTGCAGATGCCGATCACCGTCGCGGCGGCCGACGAGAAGAACCCGGAATATCGCAAGCACGCCGAATTCGTGCGGGACTGGATCAAGACCGGCGTGCTGCAGCTGGCTCTGTTCGACATGGTCGACGCGATCGGCAAAGGCTTCTCCGTCCAGGAAATCATCTGGGAGCAGGAACCCGGGATCAGCCGGCCGGCGCGGCTGGCATATCGTCCGCAGCGGTTCTTCGAGTTCTCCTACGAGGACGGAAACACGCTCTGGCTGCGCAGCGAGAAGGGATTGGAGCCGCTACAAGATCACAAGTTCCTGGTGCACCGGCATCCCTACAAGAGCGGCAACACCGTCCGCGCCGGCCTGACGATGCCGGTGGCGTTCCTGTGGTGCTACGCCAGCTTCACGCTGAAGGATTGGGCGCTGTTCGTGCAGGCGTATGGGCTGCCGATCCGCGTGGGCAAGTACGGGCCGGGCGCGTCCGACGACGACAAGCGGGTGCTGTGGCGCGCGGTGTCGTCGATCGCCGGCGACGTGGCGGCGATCATCCCCGAAAGCATGACGATGGAATTCGTCACGCACTCGGACAAGGCCGCCGGCGCCGTGCTGTACGAAAAGCGCATGGACTGGCTGAACCGCGAGGTCTCGAAGCTCGTCCTGGGCGGCACGGCCGGCACCGAAGCGATCGCCGGCGGCCACGCGGTCGGCCGCGAACACCGGGCCGGCGAAGACGACGTCGAGAAGTTCGACGCCTTCCTGCTGAACGTCACGATCAACCGGCAGCTCGTCGCGCCGATGATCGCGTTCACGTTCGGGCCGCAGAAAGAATACCCGACGATCACGATCGGGCGTCCGAACGAGATCCCGATCAAGGATGTGGTCGAGGCCGTCGCCGACCTGGGCAGCATGGGCCTGAAGGTGAAGGCGTCGGAGATCCGCGAGCGGTTGGGATTGAGCAAACCGGAAGACGGCGACGAAGTGGTCGGCGGCGCGGCGGCTCCAGTGGAGAAGCCGGTGATCCCGACGCCCGCGAAGGCACTCCCGATGGATGGCTTCAGCCAGCGTCCGGCATGGCTCGGCGCCCTGATCAGCCGGCACAGCGAGGCACCGGACGACGTGCTGGACGCGCTGACCACGCGCCTTGCGGACGATGCGGCCGGCGCGATGCACGGGCTGACCGAACATGTGCGCGTCGCGCTCCACGCCGCCACCGACATGCGCGACCTGGCGAGCCGGTTGCACGATCTGAAACTGCCGCGCGCCGAATTCACCGAGGCGATGGCGCGCGGCATGGCCCTGGCCGAGATGGTCGGACAGGCCAGCCTGGTTGAAGAACTGAGGGGACAGAAATGAACACGCCTGCCGCTGCACCGCCGCCCGCATGGACGCTCGAGCGCCCGTGGCGGAACAACAACCCTGGCGACCTGCGCTGTCTGGCCGCCGGCCAGAAATGGAACGGCCAGACCGGCATCGATAACGCACCTGGTGGCCCTTTCGCGATCTTCGACAGCCGCACGATGGGCTGGCGCGCGCTGGCCGTCTGCCTGCTGACATATTTCGAGAAGGACGGATGCTACACGGTCGAGCGCATCATCGACCGCTATGCGCCGCCGGGGGACAACAACAACACGCCGGGCTACGTCGCCCTGGTGTGCGGACAGATCGGCGTGCAGCCGAATGGCCCGGTCAATCCGCACTCGCCGCCGACGATGCTGGCAATGGTCGGCGCGATCGCGCTGGCCGAGGGCAGCGCGCGCATCCAGTGGCCGGCGGCGGAGAAGCTGGCGGGCATTCAGCTCGCGCTGGGGATCGCGCAAGCGACGAAGGTGCCGACATGAGCACGGAGCCGGCGATCGGGCGGATCGTCGTATATGTCACAGATGTCGCGGGAGCGGTGAACGGCTCGCGGTTCCATCCCGCGATCATCACGCGCGTCTGGACTGACGATTGCGTCAACCTTGTTGTCTTCTTTGATGGGGAAGGACCCGGCGTCCGGACCTCGGTTCTAGGCTGGGCCATCCTGGGTAAAGGCGTCCGGAACGTCTGCGCGGGCTGGCGCTGGCCGGAGCGGGAGAATTTGACCCCGGGGGCCCTGCCGAGCGACCTGGACGCGGCGATCGCCGCCAAGCCGGGCGAGAAGGTGACAAAGGCAGCGATCGAGAGCCGGATCCGCGACGTCACCTATCTGCGGCTGAACGAGACGGTGACCTTGTGCAGCATCACGCTGGACAACGGCTATTCGGTGCGCGGCGAGTCGGCGTGCGTGGACCCCGCGAACTACGACCGGGAGATCGGCGAGGGGCTGGCCTACGGCAACGCGCTCAACAAGCTCTGGCCGCTGTTCGGCTTCCTGCTGGCCGAGGATCGCCACTGCCGCGCCCTGGTCACCCGGTGACCACAAAGGGCAAGCCGCGCGGCAACGCGCGGGGCAGCGGCTATGCCCGCAATGCCCACGACTGGTACGTCGAGCCGCCGCACGCCGTGCGCGCGCTGCTGGACGCCGAGCCGATCGAGGGCCGCGTGTGGGACCCGGCCTGCGGCCGAGGCACCATCCCGCGTGTGATCGAGGAACGCGGGATCGACGGCTTCGGCACTGACCTGGTCGATCGCGGGTTCGGCGGCGGCGGTATCGACTTCATGCGCCACAGTCCACCGTTGATGGACAACATCATCTGCAACCCGCCCTACAAGATCATCAACGCCTGGATCGATCGCGCGTTGAAGCTCACCACCAGGAAGGTCGCGATCTTCGCGCCGCTGACGTTCCTGGAAGGCATCAAGCGCGGGGCCTGGTTCCCGACGACGCCGTTGTCCCGCGTGCTGGTGTTCAGTTGGCGGGTGAACTGTCCGTCCGGCGAACTTGCGCCCGACTTCGATGCGCCGATTGAAGCCTGGGACAAGGGCACCTCCAAGGCCTACGCCTGGTTCATCTGGGACCATGCCCACGCCGGCGAAGCCCGCGTCGGCTTCCTGCGCCCACCGCAACGCCAGGCCGAGCGCCTGCCGCTCGCCGCCTGACCGATGGCTGATCCGATCCTCGAAGGCATCAGCCTCCCGTTCGAGGAGGCGATCGACTTCTTCCGTGGCAAGGCCCGCGTGCCGACCGCGCACTGGGACGACGTCTGGCGCACCGCGCACGCGCACAGCTTCATGGTCGCCGGCGCCGCCACCGACGCGCTGCTGGAGGATTTCCAGACCGCTATCGCCGGGGCGCTGAAGGATGGCACCACGCTTGCCACCTTCCGCAAGGTGTTCGATTCCATCGTCGAGAAGCATGGCTGGGACTACAACGGCACGCCCGGCTGGCGCAGCCGCATCATCTACGAGACCAACCTCTCGGCCGCCTATTCGGCCGGCCGCTACGCCCAGCTCACCGAGCCGGAGACGCTGAAGCATTTCCCCTTCTGGACGTATATCCACTCCGGCAGCAGCCATCCGCGCTTGCAGCATCTGGCGTGGAACGGCCTGACGCTGAAGGCGGACGATCCATTCTGGGCGAGCCACTACCCGCCGAACGGCTGGCGCTGCGGCTGCCGGGTCAGCGCCACCAGCGATGCCGGGCTCGGCCGCATGGGCAAGAGCGCCCCCGACACCGCGCCCCCGATCGAAACACGCGCGTGGCGCAGCCGCTCGGGCGTGGAGCACCAGGTGCCGGTCGGGATCGATCCGGGCTTCGACTACAATGTCGGGCAGGCGTGGAAGGAAGGGCCGAAGGCGCTGCCGGTGAAGGCGCCGAACTGGCGCTCGGTCGGGCCGGAACCCGAGGTGGAGCTGCCCGGCGGTGGCGACGGCGGACCCGACAACGAATGACGGGCGCGCGCATCAGCTTCACCCTCGACGACAAGGCGTTCGACGCCGGCGTGCAGAAGCTCGGCGGCGTGCTGCGCACCGGCACGATCCGCGCGATCGGCGTGGCGCTGGTGGAGACGGTGAACCAGCGCTTCGAATCCGCCAAGGACCCGTTCGGGCAGAAATGGGTGGGGCTGCTGCCGGCCTATGCGCTGATCAAGAAAGGCCCCGGTATCCTGCGCGCGAGCGGCATGCTGCAACGCTCGATCACCTTCGCCACCTCGGGGAACCAGGTCACCGTCGGCAGCAACCGGATCTATGCCGCCGTTCACCAGTTCGGCGCGACGATCAAGGCGAAGACCCCGAAGGGCCTGGCATTTAACCTCGGCGTCGCCGGGCCGGTCGGACCGAAGGGCGGCAAGAGCAAGACCGGGATCGTGCGGGTGCATGTCCAGTCGGTCACCGTGCCGCAGCGGCCGTATCTCGGGTTTGGCCCGAACGATCAGCGCGCGGTCATGGACGTCATCGCCAAGGAGATCAGCGCCACTTTCGGCAGTTGACGGGGCGCATTGAGGGCGATCAATCATCGCGGCACGACACGCCGAGTCGCCCCGCTGGATAATGGACGGATAAGAGAGCTAAGAATGGGGTTAAGAGAACCTCCACGGTGCACCCGGTATGTCGGCAGCCACCCTATCCTCACGCTGCCGTGCGCGCCCCTATGCGTTCATGTGCGCGCCGCCCGCGCGAGGAAGAAAAGCCGGCTGACCGACGCGCGTCGGTGAATGTGCCGCCGGGGGGCTGCCTACCTTCCCGTCATGCTGATCGCCCGTCACCACGTCCTGCTGCCTGAAGGTGTGCCCGAGTGGGTGCACCTGGTGCCCGCTGGCACCTTCAAGGGTGTGGACGGGCGCGGCCCCTATAAGCTGACCGACGCCCAGGCGGTCATCGCCGCCAGCATGGCGAACGGCGAAAAGCCGGCGATCGACGAAAACCATTCCATCGATCTTGCCGGCGCTTCCGGCCAGCCCAGTCCGGCCCGTGGCTGGATCGTGGCGATGGAAGCCCGCGCCGACGGCATCTGGGGCAAGGTCGATTGGACCCCGCCCGGCGTCCAGCTGATGACCGAGCGCGCCTATCGCGGCATCAGCCCCGTCTTCGAAGCCACCAAGGACGGCGCCGTCCTGCGCATCCTGCGCGCGGCGCTGACGAACGCCCCCAACCTCGCAGACCTTCACAAGCTTCATCATCGGGAGACAGGAATGGACCTGGTCAAACTTCGTGCCGCACTCGGCTTGCCCGAGACAGCGGACGAAGCGGCGATCCTGGCGGCCGTCACGGCCAACCACCAGGCAATCACCGCGCACGCCCAGCAGATCGGCACCATCGCCACCGCCGTCGGCCTGGCGCCCACCGCGCCAGTCACGGACGTGGTGACCGCGCTGCAAACCCAGCGCGCCAACGCCACCAGCGTGGAGCGGATGGCGGCGACGATCACCAGCCTGGAAACCCAGGTCGCGACGATGCGCAACGACACCGCCCGGCACGCCGCCGAGACGTTCGTCGATGCCTCGATCAAGGCCGGCAAGCCGATCGTCGCGCTGCGCGATCACTACATCGCCCGGCACATCGCCGATCCGAAGCCGGTGGAAACCGAGATCGCCGCCATGGTCTCGATCAACACCGCCGGCAACGCCGTCGTCCTGAACGCGCAGAACCCGGATGGCGGCGGCGACGGGCTGACCCCGACGGACAAGGCGGTCGCGACCAAGATGGGTCTCGACCCGAAGAAGTTCGCCGAGTTCAAGAAGACGCACTCCACAACCACAGACGGGAGGGCCGCATAAGTGGCACTGACAGCGGGCTATGGCCCATCGCGCCGCGGCGCGCCGCCGACCGCCGGCATCTTCGGTTACCCGGTGGCGGCGGGTGAACGGATCTGGCGCGGTGGCCTGCTGGCGCTGAATGCCGCCGGCAGCTGCCAGCGCATCCAGACCAGCGGGTCTGTCGTGTTCCACGGCCTGGCGAGCAAGGACTACGACAACAGCGCCAGCTCCGCCGTCAGTCCGATCGGCGCCGTGGAGGGTCTGAAGGGCAGCTATGCCCTGACGGTGCCCGCCGCGACGGTCAGCAACATCGGCGCCGCGGTCTACGCCACCGACGACAATACCCTCACCCTGACGGTCGGCAGCAACCTGCAGGTCGGCACCCTGGCCGGGATCGAGAACGGCCAGACCTACGTCAAACTCCTCGGGAGCTAACACTTCATGGAAATCACATTCCCGGCGCTCGCGAGTATCAACGACGGCATCTCGATGTCGTTCAACAGCCAGCTCTACGCGACTGGCACGCGCTACGACGCCTTCACCTTCCAGTCGAGTTCCTCCGGCGCGGCGGAAATCTACCCGCGCCTCGCCGAACTCGCCGGGCTGCGCGAATGGCTCGGCGATCGGGTGGTGCAGAGCCTGTCGCAGGTGAGTTTTACGATCACGAACCGCCTGTTCGAGCAGACGATCTCCATCGCGCGCACCGACATCGAGGACGACAAGTTCAGCATGCTGGCACCCGTCGCCGGGCAGATGGGCCTGAATGCCGGGCGGCTGCCGGACCTTCTGATGGCCGGCCTGCTGAAGAACGGCCATACGACGCCCTGCTATGACGGGCAGAACTTCTTCGACACCGCGCACCCGGACTACACCCCCATAGGTGGCTCCGCGTCGAGCCTGAATTACGTCGCCGGCGGCAGCCCGGTCTGGTACCTGTTCGACGTCAGTCAAATCCTGCGGCCGACGATTTTCCAGCGCCGCCGGCCGTTCGCGGTCATCCCGAAATTCTCGATGACGGACCAACAGGTGTTCTGGAACAAGGAATTCGAGTGGGGCGTGGATGGGCGCTGCAACGCCGGCTTCGGCATCTGGCAGCTCGGCTATATGTCGCAGGCGCCGCTGACGGTGGAAAACCTTCTGGCGGCTCGCGCGGCGATGGCCACCTATCGCCGTCCGGACGGCGCGCCGATGGGCATCCGCGGGACGCTGCTGGTCACCGGCAGCGGCAACTACCCGATCGCCAAGGCGCTCGCCGAGGATGCGCAAATTCCCAACACCTATTCCAGCACCTTCGTCGCGGGCACCACGGTCGGGCTGTATCCGAACCCGGCGCGCGGGATGTTCACGACGCTGGAAAACGAGTGGCTGAACTGACCGTCTGACTGACGGCATCTGGGTGCGCCGCCTGTGCGGCGTATCGCCTGAACCAAAGGAGTGTTCCGTTGCAGCAGTATCACGTGATGTGCGCTCGTCCCGGCATGAACCGGGGCGGCCGTTCCAATCCGGCCCATGCGGCCTACGAGCCGGGCGCCCACACGCCCGCGCAACTACGCGATCTGATCGCCGATCCGCACATCAGCGTCGTCGTCGGCCACAAGCTGACCGAGGAGCACATCGTCGCGCTGGAGCACGAGGCGGCGAAGGCTGAGCCCGAGAAGGCCAAGGCCGCTCCGGCCAAGGCCGCGAAAGCCTGACATGGCCTACGCGACGGTCAATGACATGATCAACCGCTTCGGCGCGACGGAGATGGTCCGGCTGACCACTCCGTCCGACCAGGAGATGGATGGCGTCGTCGCGACCGTCGCGGAGACCGCGCTGAACAGCGCCGGCGCGATCATGGATAGCTATATCGGCCGCCGCTACCGCGTGCCGATGGACGTGCCGCCGGCCGTGGTGACCGACACCTGCTGCGACATCGCCCGCTTCAAGCTGTCCAGCGGCGACCAGAAGACCTGCTCGGAGGAAGTGCGCGTCCGCCACAAGGATGCGATGGACTGGCTGCGCGATGTCTCGGTGGGCAAGGTGGTGCTGGAACTGGATGAGGTCGCCGCCGGCGACGAGAGCCACGCCCAGGTCTCCACCGGGCGCCCGCCCATGTACGGCGGCTTCTGATGGCGGGCGTCAGCATCACCCGCCAGGGGCCGCTGGAGCAGATCGCGAAAGCCATCAAAGCCCGGCTGGAGCTAGCGTTCCCGCCCAAGGTGTTCACCCATCGCTGGATGCCGGCCCGCGTCGATCGCGAGGTGTGGCGCCGGCTGACCGAGCGGCTGCCGCTGGTCGCCATCGGCTTCAACCGGTTCCATCGGGCGCAGACGACCGGCGCACTGAACGTCCTGTCGGACTGGTCGGTCTATGTGGCCACGAAGAACGAACGCGGCCAGGAAGGCCTGCTGTTCGGCGACGACTTCGCGCCGGGCCAGCTCAGCCTGATCCAGGTCGCCGCCGCCATATTGCACGGGTTCACGCTGCCGGGCCTGGGATCGATCCAGGTCAACGATGCTGCCTCGGCGTTTATCGAGGAAGGCCAGGACCCGAACCTCGGCGTCGGCGCGATCGAGCTGACCGTGAAGGCCGACCTGTCGCTGGCGAACCTGCTGACCGGCGATGACCTGACGCCGGCCACGCTGGCGATGCAGCAGATCCAATGGACCTTCGGCGCCGACACCGGCGCCGACCTGACCGACACCATCACCAACACGGGGACATCATGAACCGCATCACCGTCCAGCCCGGCGGCGCCGATCGCCGTGTCGCGGTCGAGAACCTGAAGGGCACCTATTTCGAGCAGGGAGTGCCGCGCGAGGTCTACGACACGCCCTATATCCGGAAGTGCCTGGCATGCGGCGACCTGGTCGAAGTGCCGGCCGCCACCGCGCGGCCGGCGACCCCGGTCGCATCCGCCGCCGCCGCGACGAAGGGGGAATAGTCCATGTCCGGAACCGTGCAGCCGAACATCACGTTCAACGAAATCCCGGCGAACTGGCAAGTCCCCGGCTCCAAGGTCGAGATCCGCCCGAGCTACCAGCAGGTCGGCATCCTGGCGATGCCGGCGCGCTGTCTGATCATCGCCCAGATGACGCCGTCCGGCACCGCGATCCCGCTGACCGTGTATCCGAACATCACCACCGCCTCGGCCGCGCGCGCGCTGGGCGGCCCGGGCAGCATCGTCGACGGCATGGTCGCCGCGCATCTGGCGACCAACCAGACCGTGCCGCTGGACATCATCTGCGTCGTCGATGGCTCGGGATCGGCCAAGGCGGTGTGGACGCTGACGTTCGCCGGGCCGGCTACCGGCAACGGCACGCCGCCGATGAATATCGCGGGGCAGCGCGTCACCATCGGCACCATCGCCGGCGACATAGCATCGGTGGCCGCCACCGAATGGGCCGCGGCGATGAACGCTCTCCCCACGCTGCCGCTGGTCGCGACCGTCACGGGTGCCGTCGTCACCGCGACAGCGAAGAACGCCGGCCTCGCCGCCAACGATATCCAGTTCGTGCAGAACCCGGCCGACGGCGACGTGATGCCGGCCGGCCTGACGATCAACGTCGTGCAGACGGTGCAGGGCGCCACCAACCCCGACACCACCGCCGCGTTGGCCCTGGTGCCGACGCGTTGGTACACCGACGTCGGCATCGCCTGGCAGGACACCACCAACGTCGCCGAACTGGCGGCCGAATGCGAGCGCCGCTACAACGCCATGGTCCGGCTGGACATGCGCGGCCATGTGCCGTTCACCGGCACGCAGGGCCAGCAGCTTACCAAGGCGGCAGCGGCGAACGCGCGGTTCATCTATTCGTCGCCGCTGACCGCGCCGCAGTCGCCGCCCTGGGCGATCGTTGGGTCCGTCATGGGTGCGGTGGCGCAGGCGCTGATCAACGACCCCTCGCGCCAACTCAATCAGATCGCGTTGCCCGGCATGCTCGGCCCGGTGCCGGCGAACGTGCCGACCGAGGCGCAGCAGGAGATGCTGCTGACCGGCGGCTGCTCGGTGTTCAACGTCGCGCACAACGGCACGATGTCGATCAAGCGCTACTATTCCACCTATCTCACCAACGCGCAGGGCATCGCCGATCCCGGCTGGACCGGCGACATCATGATCGCCGCCGTCGCCACCGCCATCCGCTATGATTGGCAGACCTATGTCTATCTGCTGTACCCGAACATGAAGCAGGCGCCGGACGGCAGCCTGGCGGCGGCGGCCAACACGAACGTCCTTACCGCGAGAATCCTCAAGGGCAGCTGGGCGGCGCGGATGATGGTCTACGCCAAGAACGCCTGGGTCGTGGACGAGGTGAACCAGGCGAAGCGATCTATGTTCATGATCAACGCCAACGACCCGAACCGGATGGACCAGCAGCTTTTCTACACGCGCATCGGCAACAATATCGTCGATGCCGGCGTGCTCAGCTTCAACGTCGGCGGGGAGTAAGCCACCATGTTGTTTGGCGTTATGGAGTCATCCTGGCTGGGGAATGACGTTCCGCTGAAGCCGGGGTCCACCTTCACCCTGGGCGGGATGTCCAGCAAGCCGCAGGTAGTCGGGGGCACCGTGGATTTCTCCAACGCCATGGAGGCGTCCGAGGTCAAGCTGAAGGTCCCCGTGCAGAAGGGTGTGCCGATCACCACCACCTATGTCCGCGGCGTCGCCGGCGAGCTGCAGGTGCGGTGCGACAGCGGCCAGACCTTCACCTGGGAGAACGCCTTCATCACCGGCGTCATCCCGGTCACCTCCGGCGACAGCAGCGAGATGGAAATCACCTTTGGCGGCGGCACGCCGCTGGAGACCTGAGCCATGGAGACCCCAATCCGTATCGGCGACATCGCGCCGGATATCTCGGTTCCGATGCTGAGCGACGGCCCGGCGATGGATCTGCCGCCGAACGCCGTGCTGAACGCGGACGGCAGCGTCACGCTGACGCTGGAGTATCCGAAGACGCTGAAATTCCGCCAGCCTGGTTCCGACCAGGTGGTGCGCGAGGAGCCGGTCGACAGCCTGACGCTGCGCCGCCTGAGCGGCGTCGACGTGCGCAAGATGATTGGCGCGAAGAACCCGACCGCGATGGCGCTGGCACTGGCCTCGGGCCTCGGCGCCGCCAAGCTGCACCTGTTGCAGCAGATCATGGACGCCCGGGACGATTCCGCCGCCAACGAGGTGGTGGGCGAGCTGCTCGGCGGCATGAAGATGGGCCTGCCGGAACACGCCACGGAAACGCCGGACGGCGTCACGCTGCCGCTATGGCAGCCGGTGGCGGACGAGGAAGGCACCATCCACACCGATGTGCAGTTCAAGCGCCTGACCGCCGCGCAGCGCCGCCAGGCGGCCGAGGCGCCGAACCTGCTGGACTGGGGTGTCGCGCTCGCCACCGGCATCACGCCGAAATCGGCAAAATTCCTGGTGGATGCGATGGATGGCGCCGATGCGATGGCGGTCAACCAGGTGATCCTTTTTTTGTGCGGGAGTGGCCGGCGGAGTTCCAGGTAACCCTGGGCGCGATCGGCGGCCACTTCAGCTTCTCGAAGGCCGAACTGGATAGCCTGACGCTGCGCGAGACGGGCTTCTGGCTCGCGTGCATGTCGGAATATCTAAAGAAGGTGAAGGCAGCGCGGCAATGAGCACCAGCATGAAAGCGGCCTTCACGCTGACGCTGGAAGACAAGCTGTCGGCTGGGCTGGACCGCATCAAAAAGCAGTTTGACGAACTGCGCGGCAAGGGCAACCAGCTGACCCTGGGCAAGCTGGAGCGGGGCGGTGATTTGCTGCGTACGCTGACCCAGGAAGTGCGTGGCCTCACGTCCAGCCTGCGCACTGTATCGGCGACCGCCGACCGCGCCTGGGCGTCGGTCAAGCGGATGGGTTCGGCGACCGCGAACTGGGGACGAAATACCTTCGGCAAGAGTAGCAACATCGGCGCGATGCAGGCCGCCGCCGCCGGCTATTCGGTCTATGGACCATTGGAATCGGTCTCCGAACTCAGCAACACGCTGCGCCATAGCGCGATCACGGCGCACCAGTATGGACCGGACGCCGACCGGATGATGGCGTCGCAACGCGCGCTCTATACCGGCACCGCGATCAACACCGCACAGGGCAGTCACGCGATCGCCGAGGCCGGCTTCTGGATGGCGCTGACCGGCATGAGTACGCAACTGGTCGAGAAGCTGGTCCCGCTGAGCGCGAAGATCGCCACCGCCTACAATACGCAGGTCGGCGACGCGGCGAAGACCGCCTTCGGCCTGAATTACTCCATGGGCATCGGCGCCCCGGATATGGAGCGCGCCCTCGGGATGCTGGCGCTGCTGGGCAAGCATGGCCATTTCCTGTTCGCCGACCAGGCGAAGTCGATGCCCGGCATCACGGCGGCGGCGCAGTTGAGCCACATGACCGGCATGGGATCGCTGGAAGAGATCGGCGCGGCGATGCAGATCAGCATGAAGGTGGTCGACCCGGCGCAGCCAAATATGGCGGCGACGAACCTGGAGACATTCCTGCGCCAGATCCAGCAGGCGCGGGAAGACAAGGTGTTCGAGAAATATGGCGTCGATATCGACGGCGTGCTGATGACCGCCGCCGGCAAGGGGATCAGCCCGATGGAGGCGATCCTCAGCAAGATCAGGCAGATCCAGGATCGTGAGGCGAAGGCCCATCACATCACTGATCCGGGTCAGCGTGCGCAGAGCGACACCGCCATCCTCAACCATCTGTTCCGGTCGTCGGAGGCCGTGACGTTCGCGTCGGCGATGCTGCACAACCTGGAGGAATACCAGCACCTGAAGGAGATCGCGCACGACGTCACCACCGACATGATCGACAAGGATTTCCACGAGGCGATGCGCGACGTGAACAGCCAGATGAAGCTGTTCCATGAGGAAACGACGCAGCTTGTCGATCGCCTGGGCTCCGGCTTCGAGCCGGTGCTGCACCTGGTCAACAAGGGCCTGCTGGGCCTGATCCATGGAATGGATTGGCTCGACAAGAAGATGCCCGGCCTGGGCAATGGCGTGCTCGCCTTCGGCGGCGGGTTGCTGGTGGTGCTGGCCGCGATCGGCGCGATCGGCTTCGTCGCCCCGGCCGTCATTGCCGGGTTCGAACTGATCGCCGGCCTGGTGGGGGTGCTTCTCACGCCGATCGGCCTGATGGCGGGGGCGATCGCCGCGTTGGCCGTGGCTGGCTACGAGATCTACGACAACTGGGATGAGGTCGTGCCCGTGCTCAAGGAGTTCGGCGACGCAGTCGGCTCGGTGTTTTACGGCGCGATGGACACAATACACGACTGGATGATGAATGGCCTGCAGGCGGCGGGGAACGCCTGGGACGACATGGTCACCAAGGTCACGTCCAACGACACGGTGAAAGCCGCGCTTGGGTTGCTGTCCACCGCCTGGGATGGCGTGAAGACCGCCGCGCAAACTGCGTTCAATGCCATGGATGGCTTTGAAGGCGGCAGGATTTCCCAGGTTTTTGGCGGTATCCGCGACATCGTCAAAGAGATCGCCGATGCGCTCAAAGCCATCGGCGACTACTTCGCTCCGAAGGACATGACCGAGACCCTGCTCAATCCAACGGGCGGCGACGGACCGGGTGGCTCGAACCTGGCGCTTGGCCATACGTCGGTCATTGACTTCATCTTCCACATGCCGGACGGCGTCACGGGCAAGGCTGGGGCGACGCCTCCTGGCGTCAGGGTGACGACAGCTCCCAACCCCGGCCCAACGACCAACCGGCACTGACGATGAGCCTGTTCAGCATCATCGGCCTGTATGAGGAGATGCTGCTGGAAGGCAGCTATCGCGGCATCGGGTTTTCCCATGTGTCAGGCGACGACGAACCCAGCCGGCGCGTCCTGGCGTTCCTGTTCCCCGGCCAGGACATCACCGTCTTCCAGGACCTCGGCCAGCTCGACGGCGACATTGTCGTCGCCGGCATCGTCTCCGGCGACGACTATGTGCATCAGGTCGACCGCCTACGCGCCGCGCTCCAGACGCCGGGCCCGGCGACGTTGGTCAGCCCGTGGCACGGCACGCTGCAGGTCGTGCTGTCGCCGGGCAAAACGCCGAAGTTCGTCTTCAAGGCGGAGCAGCTGCGCATCGCGACGTTCACCGCGACGTTCCGCCGCTACACGCCGAAGCTGAAGACGCCGCCGGATACGCTCCAGGGGTTGCTGGACAGTCTGGCGGACATGCGCACCGCCGCCTACGCCATGCTGGCCAGCCTGCTGGCGCCGATCGCGCTGACCCTGTCCGCCGTTAGCCAGGTCGAAAGCCTGGTGGGCGAGGTCGCCACCGTCCTCGGCTCGCTGGTCTCGTCCTGCGTGAACCCCTCGGTCGGCATCGCCGGCAGCCTGCCGATCGGGCTGCTGTCCAGCATCGGCAGCGCGCCGTTCGACGCCACCTATGCCGGCACCGTCGGCAACCTGCTGTCGGGGCCGAGTGCTGCGATCGGCGGCACCACGACGCCCTCGATGCCGAGCGCGATGGCGCCGGGCGGATCGACGGCGACGCCGGTGCCGGTGGACGGGCGCATCACCGCGGCGATGCTGCTGTCCGCCTCCAGCCAGATCGGCACCGCGACGCTGTCCGCCGCGCCGATCCAGATCCCGCCGGGACCGGCGCTGATCCTGTCGGCGCAGATGTTCCTGCTGGCCGACGCCGCCAGCGCCGCCAGCGCGATCGGCTTCGACAGCCAGCAGGAAGCCATGACCTGGCGCGACCAGGTTGGCGGCGCCTACGATGCCGCCGTGCTGGCCGCCGCCGCGCTGGTGCCGTCGTCGCCGACCCCCGCCGCCGCGCTATGGCGCGCGCTGATCGCCGCGAAATCGGCCTGGATCGCCGACATGAACGCCGCCGTCGGCCGACTGCCGCCGGTGGAGATGTTCACGCCGCCCGTGGCGGCGTCGGCCTGGCTCTACGCGCAGTATCTCGCCGGTGACGATCCCAGCGCGATCGTCGCCACCTGGCGCGACCTGGTGCAGCGGAACGGTATCTGCCATCCCGCCGTCCCACCGCCCGGCCCGCTGGAAGTGCTGGCGTGACCAGCGTCGTCACGGTCAAGATCGCCAACCAGGTCTTCACCGAGGTCACCCGCCACGTCATCCCCCGAGACGTGCGCAACGTCGCCGGGACGTTTCAGCTCACGATCGTGGACGAGGCGCGCATCCGCAACGCGCTGATCGCCCAGATCGGCCAGCCGACGCGGAATGCCCCGATCAAGGCCGGAGATCCGATCAGCATCGCGATCGACAACGAGGTGATCCTGGTCGGCTGGATCGAGCAGCCGCATTTCACCTGGGCGGCCGACCGGCTGGAATGCCACATCTCCGGCCGCGACAAGACCGGCGACCTGGTGGAGTGCGCGGCGCTGCCGAGAGGGCCGACCGAGTTCCGCGGCGTCGATCTGTTGCACGTCGCCAGTCTGGTCTGTGCCCCGTTCGGCATCATTCCCCGCGCTGACGTCGATATCGGCGCGCCGTTCGATCGGCTGAGCCTGCACAAGCACATGACGGCGATGGCGTTCCTGGAAAGCGCGGCGCGGCAGCGCGCCATCCTGCTGACCAGCGATGGCGTCGGTGGCCTGGTGCTGACCCGGGGCGGCGCCACGCGCGCGCCGGCGCCGCTGCGGATCGGCGACAACGTCCAGGTCGTCGAAGCCGAGGACGACTGGACCAGGCGCTTTTCCGATTATTTCGTCATGCAGGACACGGCAAAGAAACGCGCCGGCGGTCCGGCGATGGACCATACCGCGACCCCGCTTTCCAGTGCGCCAACGCCGTCGCCCACGCCGGCCGCCAACAGCGCGGCCGAGGCAACGGCGATCGGCACCGTCGGCCATGCCACCGACCCGGAAATCACCCGCTGGCGCCCGACCGTGCGCCTGACGCGCAGCCAGTCCGGCATGAGCACGGTGCAGGAGCAGGCGGAATGGATGTGCCGCGTTGCCAAGGGCGATGCCCAGGGCGTGCGGATGACCGTGCTGGGCCATCGCGCCGGGCCACGCAACATGCTGTGGCGACCGAACCAGGTCTGCGCCGTCTGGGACCCATATTCCGACATCGACCGCGACATGCTGATTGCCGGGGTCGAATTCCTGAACGACGAAGGCGGCCAGCGGACGCAGCTGCACGTCGTCGGCGTCACCGCTCTCGACCGCATCAACGAGGCCGATCGGAGGCGCAGCGGCAAAGCCAGGAAGTCGAAGCCTAATCTGGATACCACGGCGACGCCGCTGAACGCGCCATAGGAGGCAGCATGGAAGACGCATTCGATGCCCGTGCGATGCTGCGCAAAGGCGTGGTGCAGAGCATCGACGACACCGGCGAAGTGCAGACCGTGACGGTGCAGACCAGCACCGGCGCGACCTACAGCGGCATCGAGGTCATCCAGCTATTCGGATCGGCGAACCTGCCGCCGACCGACGGGGCGATCGCCTATCTGTTCTGCGTCGCCGGCGACCCGGCGAACATGGTGGCGCTGTTGGCGAATCCGTCCGCGCGGTTCGGTGGCCTGGCGCCCGGCGAACAGGTGATGTATGGCGCCGACGGCTCGCGCGTCGCCATCCGCCAGGGCGGCACGATCGAGATCCTCGGCGGCAACCAGGTGACGATCGCCGCGCCCGATGCCAACATCACCGCCACCGGCACGGTGACGGTCGCCGCGCCTTCGGTCATCATCAACGGCGTGACGGTCACCGCTTCGGGCATCACGCTGGGCGTGGCCACGACGATCGACGGCAACCTGACCGTCAACGGCAATATCCACGCCACCGGCATAATCACCCCCTGACCGACACGCGTCGGTGACTACGGGTTTGCGCGCGCGCGTAGCCTGCGCGTCATGGCCTTCATCGACACCGCCCTGTCCTACGACCCGGTGCGACGCCGCTGTGACCTGCTGTTCGACGGCACGGACCTGGTGCTGGACGACACGCCCGTCACGCCGGTGCTGCTCTGTGTCGGCCTGGATCGCCGGGCGCACAGCGACGATGAACTGCCCGACACCACGGCGCAGGGCTACGCGCCCGCCACGCTGAACGCGCGGCGCGGCTGGTGCGGCGACTGCCTCGACAAGCTCGGCCGTCTCGCCGGCAGCCGCCTGTGGCTGCTGAAGCGCCGCAAGCAGGATGAACCGACGCGCCTGCTGGCGGAGAACGCGCTGCGGGAGCCGCTGGAGCAGCTCGCCAACGATCGCGGCTGGCCGATTTCCGCCATGGCCCGCTGGGTCGCCCCTGGCGTCCTCGGGTGGCAGGCCACGGTCCAGCGCACGACCATCGCCATCAATCAGGCGATCGCCTGATGCCGTGGCCGATCCCACAGCCGGGCGAGGTGTTCGACCGCGCCGCGTCGACCTTCGAGGCCGAGTTCGCCCGGGTCTATCTGCTGAAGAACCCGAACGCGTCGCCGTCGGACGTGCGGGTCGATGCGCGTTCGGCCTACTCGCAGCTCGCGATCTACGGCCGCGTGACGGACCTGTCCGTGCAGGATCTGTGGTTCTATCAGGCGCGGCTGGCCGACGAGCTGATGGCGGACCGCGCCGTCGATTGGCTACCCCGCCATGCCGCGATCTGGAATACGCCGCGGATACTGGCGTCGCCCTCAGTGGGAAACCTCATCTTCGCCAGCGTCTCCGGTGTCGCGGTGCCATCCGGCCTGGCGCTATCGATGCCGGGTGGCCTGACCTATGTCACCACCGCCGCCGTGACGATCGCACCGACCAGCACCGCCTCCATCCCCGTCGCCTGCACCACGGCGGGATCGGCCGGCAGCCTGCCGGCGAACACCGTGCTGAACGTCGTCTCCCCGCTTGGCGGCCTGACCACGCAGACGGCCACCGTCGACTCCAATGGGTTGACGGGAGAGGACGCGGAAACCATCGACGCATGGCGCGGCCGCATCCTGGATGCCATTCGCAACCGCGGCTCCGGCGGCAACGCCAACGACTTCGAACGCTGGACGAAGGCAGTGATGCCGGGCGCGCTTGTCAAGGCGATGTCGCCGGGCACCGGCCTGATCACCGTCGCCTTCGCGATGCCGGCCGGCCAGACCTGGCGCGTGCCGACGGGGCCGGAGATCGCCACCGTCACGGCCTATCTGAACGATGCGCAGAACCGCAAGCCGCTCGGCGCGCCGGTCATCGTCGTGGTCGGCGCGACGCTGCAGCCGGTGGCCTTCAGCCTGCATCTGAACCCCGACACCACCGCCAAGCGCGCCGCCGCCATCAATGCGCTGACGTTGCAGATCCTCGCCGACGCGACGATCGCCGCCACGCTCTACATGAGCCGGATGGATGCCGCGCTGGAGAACGCCGACGGCGAGTTCAGCCATGAACGCGCCACCCCGTCGGCCGACGTCACCGCCGCCGCCACGACCCTTTCCATCATCGGCACGGTGAGCTTCACATGACGCTCCAGCCGCCCCGTTCCACCGACCAGGCGCAGCGCGGGCTGCTGGCGCTGCTGCCCGACGGATGGGCGGCCACGCGCGATCCCGACGACTATGAGGCTGCGCTGTTCCGCCCGCTCGCGGCCGAGTTCGCCACGATCGAGGCGTCCGCCTTCTCCATGCTGCCGCAGATCGACCCGCGCCACGCGCCGAACCTGTTGCCGGACTGGGAACGCATGCTCGGCCCCGACCCGTGCATGGCGTCGAACCCAATCACCGACACCGCGACGCGCGGTAATCTGGCCTATGCCAAGCTGACCAATGCCGGCACCATCTGCGCCGGCTATTTCGAGCGTCTGGCGCTGTCGGTCGGCGAGACGATCACGATCACAGAGTTCCCGGCGTCGATCTGCGGGATGTCTAGGTGCGGCGACGCGCTTAACCCGCCGCCGGGCCAGTGCAACATCCTGGTGACGCTGCCGACGACCGTGGTCGCAAAGGCGATCTGCGGGGTCAGTACCTGCGGCGACAGCCTCGGCACGTTCGATCATTCCGTCATAGAGTGCGTCATTCGCGAGGGCGTGCCGCTCTTCGTCACTCCCTATTTCTCTTACACGGGTTAGAGGCCAATGGACCGCATCAGCGCTGCCAATTATGCGACGGTTGGGGGTCTTCGGATGTTCCAGGACCCAAATTTGGGCGCCAACACCGAAGGCACCGGCCTGAATGCGTTGTGGCACACCGGCGCCCAGGAAAGCATCCTGGCGTCGGTCGAAGGCACCGGCCAGGTACCCACCGACGCCGACAACACGCAGCTGTTCAAGGCGATCAAGCGGCTGGCTGGCGGCAATCTCGCCGTCATCGTAGCGTCCCGCGCTCTGACCCCGGATAACGCCGGCCTGGTGATCGTCAGCGCGGCGGCTGGCGCGATCGCGCTGGAGCTGCCGCTCGCCGGGAGCGCAGGTTGGACGCCGCTGAAGTTCATTTTCGTTCGCGTTGACAACACCGCGAACGCGGTGACCGTCACATTCCAGGGCGGTGACACAAATATCCTCGGTGGCACGACGCCATTCGTCGTGCCGCCGGCCGGAGCAGCCCCGGGCATCCTGACGGTCGTGGGCGACGGCTACGGCAACCATTGGGCGAGTTTGACCCCGAGCCTCGGCTACGCGCTGCTCGCCGGCTCGTCCTCGCAGGCATTTAATGTCGCAGATGCCGTAACCGCGACCGAAGCGGTGGCGCTGGGACAGATCAACGCCCCGATGTCAGCTATGGCTGCGAATAACGGGACCAACACCACCCTCACGGTGAGCGTTTCGTTCACCGCTCCGGTGCCGGGTGCTCTGATTGCGATCGCCTCACGCAACAACGAGTGGCAGGCGGCCTCGGCTAGCTCAACGAGCCTGTACATAAACGGCTCGCTCGTGGACTCCGACAACACTGAGGTGCCTGTCACGAACATGGGCTACGCGACGACAGCCGGGGGCGGTGTATCGGCATCATTTACCGCCGCGGCGACAGTGCAATTCAGCACGCGCGTCATGCTGATCTTCATCCCGAACCTATAGGCCAGCGCAAATGACCGCACAGGCATACCTTCTCCACGACACATCGGGTGCGGTGTTCGGAACCGGCTTCACGCCGGATGGGACGCTGCCGGACAACGCGATTGCCGGCACTGCTGCGCAGGTTGCCGCATGGCAGGGCAGCACCGTGGTCAACGACGCGATCATCGCGCCGCCCGCGCCGGCCGCCCCCACGCTGGCTCAGCAGGCCGCCGGGTTGATTGCGTCGGGTCTGACGATCGCCAGCACCGGCACGCCGGCGCTCGACGGCACCTATGCGTGCGACAGCGCCACCACCGACCATATCCAGGCGGAGATGGTCGCGATCCTGGTAACGGCCGCATTCGCCGATGGCACCGCCTCCGTCGCATGGCCCGACGTGACGGGCGCCCTCCATACTTTCCAGTCCGTGGCGGCGTTCAAGGCGTTCGCCGTCGCTGTCGCCGGTTTCGTCGCGGCGGGGTTCAAAGTGATGAACGGCTCATCCACCACGCTGCCCACCGCGACGGCGACGATCGCATGAGCGAGATTTCAGTCAAACCGGGCGACACGCTGCTGTTGCAGATGACGTTCCAGAACGACGACGGCAGCGGTGCCGATCTGACGAACGTGACCTTGCTGTCCCAGGTGCGCGACCCAGTGGGCAACCTGATCGCCGTCCTGCCGATCACGAAGACCTCGGTGCTGAATGTGGCGACCGTCGATGTGGACACCACTGGATGGCCGGGCGGCCTGCTGCGCTGTGACATCAGGGCCGTGTCCGCGGGCTTTAGGGATATGTCCGAAACCTTCGGCATCCGGGTGAACAGGGCGGTGACACAATGAAGGTCCTAATCACGCAGCGGGATATTCCGCCGCCGATCCCCGCCGGCGCGGCTGGCGGCATCGTCGCCGCGCCAGGTGACCAGAACAGCGCGACCGTGCTGACGGCGCGGGTGAATATCGTCACCAATGCCGCCGCCGGAACGGCGGTGCGGCTGAAGAACATCCTCGGCAACCAGCAGACCTTGTTGAACCGGGGAGCCTTCAGCCTGACGGCGTATCCGGAGCCCGGCACGCAGATCGAGGGCTACGGCCTCAATCAACCGGCGCAGCTCGTCGTCGGCGGCAACGCGACGTTCACCTATGACAATAACATTACCTGGTATGTGACGTGAGAGCGTATCGCCTCCTCTTCGCCGCCGCGGCGCTGTTGGCGGCGGCAAATGCCTTCGCCCAGACGCCTAAGGTCGGGCCGATGCAATCGCAGCTCAATGGCGCCGACATCAACAACCCCTCGATCTTCCTGCAGAACCTCGGGCTGCCGCCCTCGGCCACCACCGACACCACCAACGCGGGCAACATCACCTCCGGCATCCTGCCGGCGGCACGGCTGCCAGCGCCGACGGGGGGCACGCTGGGCGGGGTGCAGAGCCTGGGCGCGACGGCCCACCAGTGGCTGTCCTACATCGACCCATCGGGTGTGCCGCATCAGTCCCAGCCGGCTGCCGCCGACATCTCCGGCCTGGCGTCCTCGGCCACCACCGACACCACGAACGCCGCCAACATCAGCTCTGGCACGCTCTCGGCCGCGCGGCTGCCGGCGCCGACGGCCAGCACGCTGGGCGGGGTGCAGAGCCTGGGCGCGACGGCCCACCAGTGGCTGTCCTACATCGACCTGTTGGGCGTTCCGCATCAGTCGCAGCCGGCGGCCGCCGACATCTCCGGGCTGGCGTCCTCGGCCACCACCGACACCACGAACGCCGCCAACATCAGCTCTGGCACGCTCTCGGCCGCGCGGCTACCGGCGCCGACGGCCAGCACGCCGGGCGGCGTGCAGTCGGTAGCCGGCGCCGCGCATCAGTGGGTTAATTCGATCTCCCTGTCAGGCGCGCCGTCGCTGTCGCAACCGGCGGCAGGAGATATTTCCGGCCTCGGCACCGCCGCCACGGTCAACACCGGCACGTCCGGAGCGACGATCCCGCTGCTGAACGGTGTGAATACGTGGAGCGCGGCGCAGGGATTCGGCGCGATCACCAGCACTGGCGTCACCAGCACCGGCAACGGAAACTTCCTCAATCCAGCGCCTACGCAAAATCTCACTTATGCCGCAGGCGGCCTAACAAACGGCGTGTTGATCGGGTCCGGCGGCAACGTCATCTCCTATTGCCCGCTATTATCATGTGTCACTTCGCCGAGCGCCGACCACCAGCGCGCGGGTTCACTGTTCTGGTCCACCACGTCGGATGACGGGCATTCCGAGGAACAGACGGTTGCGATAGAAACTGTCATCGGCACCGGTTATACGAAGGCATGGGCCACCAGCACCGCCTATGCGCTCGGTGCTAACGTGAACTTTGGCGCGGCGAACACCGTTTATCGGGCAACTACTGCGGGAACTTCGGCAAGCAGCGGCACCGGGCCGACTGGCAAGGGTTCGGGCATCGTTGACGGCACCGTTGTCTGGGCCTGGATCAATGACTCCGCGATTGATGCAAAGGTCGGGCTATATAACGAGGTAAGCGTGATCCCCGGCGCTGGCGCCTCCTGGGCGCAGGCCAACAATTTCCAAATGCAATCCGGTGTCATCCCGACGTTCAACATCAACACCGAGTTTGATTTCAATAACAACAGCGGAACCGACTGCGCCATCGGCGTGGCGAACTGCAACAACCTCGAAGTCGCGGTGGGTGGCTCGAACACGTCAACGACGGGAATTCATCTTTCCAGCAGCAACGCCGGCGCGAAATCCGGTGTCTTGTGGGGCATTCGTCTTAATGGTGCGAAGCTCGCCTCACTCGCGGACATAGAGATTGATAGTTCGGCAGCGGTTGGTATAGGTTTCGGCGTATCTGGGATTGGCAGCAGCACACATGCAATCGCTGCCATCTCGGATGCCTCTACCGGAGTGACCTCGCTATTGATGACCGGAACGAAAACGGGCGCGGACATCAGTGACCAGACGACCTCGCCGGTTGCTTTCGGAAATGGCGGCACGCACCTCATGGCTCCCCTCATTTCGCTTTGGCGATACATGGAGGAAAAGAATCTGACTGAGGGTGCGGAGTTTGCGGAAAGACTCGAACCGGCTCGCCTGACATTCGAATTGTGA